GGCTTGAATTTTCCATATATCGCGAAATGGTCGGAGGGCTGATGGCTGCTCGGGCCTGCCGCGACTGCGGCACAATGCTGCCGGCACCGTCGGGTAGGGGACGTCCACGGTCCCGTTGCGAGGGCTGTGCGCCGCGTAGCGCTCCTGTCGTGTTGGTTCCGGCGGGACCTGACGGCACGATCGCTGGCGCGGTGAAAGCGGAACTGGTGGCTGCGGGACGTGACGGGTCTTCGCTCGGGTTGACTGCGTTGGCGCTCGCCGAACAGTTGGATGCTGGTGGCGAAACCGGCTCCGGGATGGCGACGTTGGCTAAGCAGCTCGGTGTGACGCTTGCTCAGGCCACGAAGGATGCCGCTGTGGTGGCCTCGCCGTTGGATGAGTTGCGTGAGCGTCGCCGCCAGCGTGGCTGACCGCACTCTGGTCGCCCCGGTGTGGTCAACCTTGCTGGATTATCACGACACGCTCGGCGGCGATGTCGGTGAGTTGGCGGCGATGGCTGATTTCGCGCCGGACCCTGAACAGCAACTGTTCCTCGATCAACTGTTTGCGGTGGACCGGCACGGGAAACCGGTCGCGTTCGAGTCGGCTGTGATCGCACCGCGACAGAATTTGAAGTCGGGCGCGTTGGAGATGGCTGCGTTGGGGTGGCTGTTCCTCACCCAGGAACCGCTGGTGACGTGGTCGGCGCACGAGTTCAAAACGACGATGGAGTCTTTTCGCCATTTGACGCAGCTGGTGGAGGGCTGCGACTTTCTGCGGCGTGAAGTGAAGTGGATCCACCGCGGTGTCGGTTCGGAGTCGATTGAGTTGACGAACAATCGGCGGCTGCTGTTCAAGGCACGCACGAAGGGTTCGGGTCGCGGCCTGACCGGGAACAAAACCATTTTGGATGAGGCGTTTGCGTTGCGCCCGATGCACATGGGCGCGATTCTGCCGACGATGGCGGCAACCCCGAACGGGCAGACCGCCTACGGATCATCGGCGGGCATGGTCGATTCGGATGTGTTGCGCGGCATCCGTGACCGGGGCCGTAACGGTACTGGTGGCCGCCTGGCCTATGTGGAGTGGGGCGATCCGCAGCCGAACGTGTGCCAGGCGGAGGATTGCGGACACGAATTGTCGGCTGTCGGCTGCGCGTTGGACGACATGGACCGCCTCGCCCGGGTGAATACGGCGTTGGATCGGCGCATCACCCGCGACACGTTGCGTGCTCTACGGCAGGCGATGCCGCCGGAAGAGTTCGCGCGCGAGTTTTTGGGCTGGTGGGATGAGCGTGCCACCACCGATTCGGACCTGTCGGCTGCCGACTGGTCGGCGTTGGCGGGGTCGGCGGGCCCGTCGGGCCGGTTAGTGATGGCTGTCGATGTTGCACCGTCGCAGGCGTGGTCGTCGATTGTGGCGTGCGGCAACGGTGTAATCGAGTTGGTGGACCGGCGCCGCGGCACGTCGTGGTTGCCGGAGCGCATGGCAGACCTGGCGGAACGTCACAGTGTGGACACGTTCGCGGTCGACCCGGCCGGGCCCGTTGGCGGTGTCCTCCCCGAGTTGGAACGTGCCGGGCTGCCATTGGCGCTGGTTGACGGAAAAGAGTCGGTGCGGGCGTGCGGCGCACTCGTCGCAGCGGTCGCCGACAAGTCGTTGAGCCACCGCGGGGAACCCGAGTTTCTGGCCGCTGTTGGTGGTTCGTCTCGCCGTTCGGTGGGGGACGGCTGGAAGTGGTCCCGTAGGGATTCAACTGTCGACATTTCCCCGCTAGTCGCCGCCACCTTGGCGCACTGGCTGTGGCTCTCCCGCGCGGGCGAGCCCATCACACCCGAAATCTATTTCGTTTGAGGAGGCCCACGTGCTGCAACTAGTCCTCCTCATCGCCGGACTTGTCACCGTCTGCGCCGGGCTGGCGTGGATATATCCACCCGCCGGGATCGTTACCGCAGGCGGCGCCCTCGCAGCGTTCGCGTTGCTGTGGGACTTCGGTGACCGCCGGTGAGACTCCTCGACAAGTTCACCAGCCGTGCCCTACCGGATGCGCAGTCGTGGCCGGGCGGCGTCGTCCTCTCCCAGTCGTTCACGGCGGGCGATTCGGAAACGTTGCTGCCCACATTTCAGGCGTATGCCGGTGAGGGTTATCAGGGCAACGGCATCGTCTTTTCGGTCATCCTCGCCCGGCTGGCACTGTTCTCCGAGGCCCAGTTCAAGTGGCGCGACCTGACGTCGAAGAAACTGTTTGGCACCCCGGCGCTGTCGCTGTTGGAGAATCCGTGGCCCGGCGGTACGACCGGTGAACTGTTGGCCCGCATGGAGCAGGACGTGTCCCTGGCGGGCAACGCCTTCATCCGTTCCACGGGTGACCGCCTTGTCCGGTTGCGCCCCGACTGGGTGGACATTATCCGCGCCGAAGACGAAGCCATCCCCGAGGTTATTGGCTACCTGTACTGGCCGGATGGCCGCATGGGTGATGACCCGGCAGAGTTCTACCCGGTGGAGCAGGTCGCGCACTGGTCGCCGATCCCTGACCCGCTCGCAATGTTCCGCGGCATGTCGTGGCTGGCGCCGATTGTCCGCGAAATCAACACCGACCAGTCGATGACGGACTACAAACAGAAGTTCTTCATCAACAATGCCACCCCCAATGCGCTCATCCGATATGAGCAGAAGCTCGCCCCCGGTGCTGTGGAACAGATCACGGCCCGCTGGTCGCAACGCTATGGCGGGCCGGACGGTTGGAAGACAGCGGTCCTCGACCAGGGCGCCGACTTCCAAGTCATCGGGTCGTCGATGGAGCAAAGCCAATTTACTGCCGTGCAGGCCGCCGGGGAGAACAGGATCGCTGCCGCCGGTGGTGTACCAGCGATCATTGTTGGCCTGAAAGAGGGCATGGATTCGGCGACCTACAGCAACTACGGGCAGGCTATGCGCCGCTTCGCCGACGTCACGATGCGCCCCAACTGGCGTTCCGCGTGCGCGGCATTGGCCAAGTTGGTGACCGCACCGGACGGCTGCCGCCTCTGGTACGACACCACCGACATTTCTGCGCTGCGTGAGGGTGAGAAGGAACGCGCCGACACGATGCAAGTGTTGGCGGGTGCCGCCTCGACCCTGCTGATGGCCGGCTACACCGCCGACTCCATCACCGCCGCGCTCACCGCAGGCGATTTGACGCTGCTCCAACACACCGGGCTGCTATCCGTGCAACTTCAGGCACCCGGCACCACTTTGACGCCTCCCATGAAGGGGACACCATGAGCATGTTCACGCGAGCGTTCCCGCTGGAAGACATCCGTATCCGCTCCGACAGCGACGGTCGTACTGTCGAAGCGTACGCCGCAGTGTTCAATTCGCCAGCCGAAATCCACGACCGCGACGGCCATTATTTGGAACAGATTTCGCCGTCAGGGTTCAACAAGGCCATCGCCGATGCTGCCCCGTCCGGGTCGCGCACCGGCTGGCTCACCAAAGTCATGTTCAACCACGGCAGAGACATGTACGGCAACTCGGCGGCCGAATATTCGATGCCGCTCGGTGTCCCACTGGAAGTGAAAGCCGATTCTCGTGGCCTGCTCACGGTGACCCGATATGCCCGCACCGCGCTCGCCGACACCGTCCTCGAACTGATCCGCGAGGGCGCGATCGCGGCGCAGTCGTTCCAGGGCCGGTTCATCCGTTCCGACAAGCGCACGCCACGCGGAGGATTCAAGCCTTCCACCGACGGCACGTTGACGTTGGTCACGCGTGACGAAGTCAGCCTCATGGAATACGGACCCACCCCGTTCCCCGCCTACACGGATGCTGCTGTTGTCGGCGTCCGCGGGCAGCTGCTCCACCACCTACTCACCGAGGACGCACTCGCGGACCTCGCTGACCTCCTCGCCACGCGGGATTCCGCGCCGGACGAGGCCGCCGACACACCGCCCGGTGCCGTCGAGGGCAAGCCGACCAACAGTCACTTGTTCCAGAAGTTGCGCGCCGAGGCGCGTAGGAAAGGAGTGCTCTAATGGATGCAATCGCAAAGTCCGCCGCCGCTCTCGAAACCCTCCGGGCCGAGATCGCCGAGTTGGATGCACTAACCGAACCCACCGAGGAGCAGGCCACACGGTTCACCGCTGCCCTCGCCGAGTGGGATGACCAGAAGGCCGCACACGACAAGCTCGTGGAGCGTGCCGCGAAGGTGGAGGCTGTCCGACAGGCGTCGCTGAACCCGCGCAACGTCGAGGCCGGCTTCCACGCACCGAACGTTCAGGTGAAGCGGGACCCGTTCGAGGACATGGCCGCGCTGCGGTTCGTGGACCCGAATAGCGCCGATTTGAAGTCGCGGGCGATCACCGCCCTCGAGGACACTTCTCGCGGGATCCGCGACGAATATGTCGCTGAGGCGATCCGCAAGGTGGAGCAGGTTGACGGGGCCGCGCTGTGGGCACTCGTCCATGCTGCGCCCGCCTACCGGGAAGCGTTCGCCGAATGGGGCAAGACGCAGGGCAACCCTGTCTATACCCCGGAGCAGGCCGACGCTGTCCGTGCCGCGCTCGCTATCGGCACCGGCTCGACTGGCCTGTTCGCCATCCCCACCCTGCTCGATCCGACACTGATCCTGACCGGGGTGAACGTCAAGAACCCGATCCGCAGGTTGGCCAGGGTTGTGACGGGTACAGCGCCGACGTGGAACGGTGTCAGTGTCGGTGCGGCTACCGCGTACTGGACCGCTGAGGCCACTGCGATGACGGACGGGTCGCCTACCCTGGCCGGTCCGGGTGTCCCCGCACACAAGTCGACGGTGTACCTGCCCGGCTCGTTCGAGGTGTGGGAAGACTCCAACCTGCAGTCCGACCTGGTGCCGGTGATCGCGGAAGCGTTCGACAACCTCGAATCCGCCGCGTTCGTGTCCGGTTCAGGTTCGGGTGCGCCGAAGGGCATCATCACCGCGATCAGCGCAACCGCCGGCTCCACCGTGACCGCCACCACCCGTGGCTCATTCACGAGCGCCTCGGCTGCTGACGTGTTTGCGATGGTGAATGCTGTGTCTCCCCGCTTCGAGGAGTCCTCGACGTGGGTGGCGAATAAGGCGTCGTTCAACGTCATCCGGCAGATGGATACCGGCGGCGGCGGACTGTTCTGGACCGACCTCGGAGCGGCCACCCCAGCGCAACTGCTGGGCTACCCGATCGCTTCATCGTCCAGCGTCACCAGCACCACCACGTCGGGTAACACACTCGCCGTGCTGGGCGACTTCTCCCGGTTCCTCGTCTACGACCGCCTCGGAACATTCTTGGAGTTCCAGCCGATCGTTGTCGACGGCTCCGGGCTGCCCACCGGGCAGCGCGCCATCGTCGGGCACAAGCGTGTTGGCGCTGACTGCCTCGACGTCAACGCCTTCCGCCATTTGAAGGCGTAGGCATCTGGTCAGGGCTGCCACCCGCCCCCCTCGCCGGGTGGCAGCCCGACCCACCAGAGGGGACAACTGGAGACCGTAGTGAAACGTTCACACCCCAAAGGCCACGGACAAGTTGTTGTGGCCTACATCCATGCCGGGCAACTGTCGTCGTATTTCACCGAATCGTTGGTGGCGACGCTGCTGCTCGACCAGCAACGCAAACCGAAGATCGTCGGGCTGCTACAGGAATGGTCGTCGGCCAACATTTCGTCGGCCCGCAACCTCCTCACCAGGCGTTTCCTCGACGACTTCGACGCGGAATGGTTGCTGTGGGTCGATTCCGATATGGCGTTCTCCGCCGACGCGCTAGACGCCCTGCTGGAGTCTGCCGATAAGGACACCGCGCCCATCGTCGGCGGCCTCTGCTTCGGCATGATGCAAGGCAAATTGTTTCCCACCATCTACATGTTTGCCGAAGACGACGACGGCAACATGCGTACCGTCCGCGTCGGGCAATACCCCGCCGACACCCTCGTGAAGGTTGCCGCGACCGGGGCCGCATTCCTCCTCATCCACCGCAGCGCGCTGGAGACGATCAGGGAACGCGCCTTCAACCCTGTGTTCGAGTTCTTCCAGGAAACCGAAATGCACGGCGCCCCCGTCGGTGAAGATGTCACTTTCTCGCTGCGCGCACTCGCCTGCAATATCCCGATCCACGTCGACACGGGCGTGAAAATTGGCCACCACAAGTCGACCTTGCTCACCGAGGAACTGTTCCTGAGCCAGGTTGAACTAGATCCCCCGGCGGCTGAGGGCACTCCAGTCCCTTAGCCGCCGGGCCACAACGCAAGGAGGACCCATGGCAAGCAGTTATCCGGGCGCCGTAGACGCA